CAGAAAAACCGCGTTGCCAGCGATATCCGGGCGGCAATTTATAATCCGGTTTACCTCCTTTCGACTTTATAAAATCAGAAACAGACTCAAGACCACGGCTAAGATAATGAGAACCCAGTACCACGGGAGAGAACCACTCGGCACCTTCGAGAGATTCCGACATTTGCTGGGAGGGTAACTCCACATCAAACCCATATTTTGCGCCACCGACTCGAAACTTCTGAAATCCGGGGGCGGCTGGTCCCGCCGCAAGAGTAGCATCAGAAGGATTAGATTTAACAATTCTGTTGTCCTCCATAACAAAGCCTTGCGGGCTATTAGGTTTCCCGCCTTTAGATATGCGAGGCATGGGCGGGCCTATCTGAGCAGAAGCGTTTTTATTGATGCGAGACGCGATCTCTCGCATCCTCATCTCATCAAGTGCAGTCTCAGCATTTATACGATTAATCTGAGCACCATGTGATTCACGTTGCATCTGCATCTGTTCAGCTTGAATGCCAGCACGTTCTTTAGCATCAGCCGTAGCCATCATAGCACGGGACACATCTTGACCCATTTGACCGAAGGCACTGAAATCCTGACCGACAGAAACGGGTTGATATGACGTGGTTTGAGCACCAAGGGCAGCAAGCGGATGGAGGCCAGCAGCCTTAGCATCAGCAACTTTCCAGCGAATGCCGTTTTGCGCAAACTCTTTCTGTAGCGCAGCTTGTTGTGCAGCAGCTTTTCTCGCAGCACTGTTACCGAGCAAATTGCCTGCAATTCCAGCAGCGCCAGATATGAGAGAAGGAAGAAGATCAGACATGATGCATACCTTATAACAAAGAAATTATATCAAGACTTGCAAGAGATCAATGAATCTTGACTGAATCGAGGGGGCTTAACTCTACTACCAGCTGATCCACGAGCAAAGATAACACGTCGTCTTTGTTCACGCCGGACACACAGAACAACACCCCTGGGAGCATGAAAATAAAATCGGTATGGAATAGCATCGGAGGAAGATACTTTACCTGACTTAACCGTTGCTTCAATTCCAGAAAATCTTCTCGGGTAAGTTCTATTATCGAAATCTCTAGCGCGGCGGTTATCATAAATTTCACTCCAGGCAAAAGGAAGGGAATAAGCGGAACGGCGTCGTGACATATCCTGCGGATATGACAAGGTATGAACTCTATTGAGGGATCGATGCCCGGCAAAAACAGCCGGAGAGATGTTAATTTCATCTCGCCTCGCTCCACTTAAAAAAGAGACAGTCCTTAATCGTCGACGCCTTAATCTACGAGTGGCCATAGATATCCTTAAAGGTGAGGTGTCACCTAGCACAGTAAATATCAAGTGATTTACTGTGCAGGGTACGAAAAGCCCGGCAGCGAGGGCCGGGCACGGGGTGATCAGTCGGCAGCCTCCCCGTCTTCGACGGGGCCCCCCTGCTGATCAGGCGAGGGGGAGGGTGGTTTTTGCGCCGGTGGTTTTTGCGCCGGTGGTTCTTGCGCCGGTGGTTCTACCGGCTCTGGATAGTCAAATTGCTCTTCATACGGAGAAGCGGGGTCGTAATCATCACCGACTTCGAAATCATCGGCTTCTTCGAAAGATTCCTCACCAGATTCGTCCGCCATGCGCGACATTTCGCGCCGGATAATATCTCGTATATCGTCATCACGTGTCCTTTGTCTTAAATGCCGCAAAGGTAAACCGCGGGTTTCTTGCGAAAGAATTTCATATCCGTCTTTATCAAGCGTTGCCATAAAAAACTCCTTAATAAATGAAAGAACTGCCAGTCTTAGAAAGCATTCTGCGAACTTGAATCGAGTGGTTAGCCATGATATAAAGCGAATCCTGAGTCTGTTCAGCAAAAGTACGTTTAGTCGGCGTAGAAGAAACGAAATCGCCATTCAGCACCGGAGAATTAGAGAACGTGCGAGCAAAATGCCAGTAATCGAGCATAGAAGTACGGAACTCACCAGAAACTCGGGATTCTGCACGACGATAATCGTCGTATCTATCTTGGAAACCAAATACACCGTCTGGATTAGCATTTTTGGCATAGAGTTCCTTATTCAAAATCTCTTGCTGGCCAATATGCTGAAGCTCTTTTTGGAAAAAATCCTCTTTAGTACGACGATTCCAAGTACGCTGCAGACCTTGTGTATAGATAGTCTTAGGCTTAACAGAAAGCATCGTAATTACATAACCATGCTCTTCAATAAAGCGGCGGTACCGATTAGAACGCATAGCTGCAATGCCATGCCCATACATAGAACCCACGCCCGGGTCTTCGCCCGGAGCGGTTTGAAGGACTTCGGAAAACTGGATTGTCTGTTTACCGCCGCCCAAATACTCAGGGCGTTGCAGACGAGCGTCAGAACTGCGCACGCCGAGATAACGAAGATATTCAGTATAACGGGATCCATAGCGAGCACGCGCCTCCTCATAACGTTGCATCGCGAAGGCTTCGCGAAGCGCAATAATATTAACAGCAGAAACAGCAGACATATCTACATTAAGCCCAGAGGCAATATCTGCACGATTGATCGGAACTTTAATGTTCAAAGCACCAGAGCCGGTTCGAACTGGTGTAACGTCAACACGGTCAACATTCTGAATAAAAGATCGGGGATTAGTACCGCCACCGCCAGATGTTTCACCGAATGCATTTCCACTATTCAAACTACCTGTACCAACAATATCAGCAGTACCAGAAAACGGAACAGTAACTGTAGGACCTTTTTGATCCCACGGACGAGCACTTGTAAAATAATCTTTTTCCCACGCAATACGCTGTAGAGCAGTAGAAGTAGTCGTGTCAACTCCGGATTCCTTAGAAATAGCAAGCGGATCAACAAGATCCTGATCGCGGTACCATTCATTATAAATCAGGTTATAGGCGCGAAAAGGAAGCGCAGAAACTTCCATTGCTGTAGTCAAATCAGTAGGGACACCAAGATAATCAGCAAGAGTGCCAACATCGGGTTTAATAGAAATGGTAGGAAATTCAGTATCATCCATGCCATCAGGCCCACCAGTAATAAACTGTTCGAATTCAGGCCAAATAATACGATGAGGGACATACCAATGATGGATTCTCACATTAACCGGATGCATAACCGGAGAAAGTAAGGGAGTTACACGCACAAGCGCAGACGTAGCTTGCTGAATAGTATCACCGGGTATAACTTCGGTAATTCCACAGGGAATAAGCTCACCCATATCACAAGACAACAAGTTATAGTGCGACAGGGAAAATTTAGATCGTTTCATAGCTTTTTACTCTGATTAAAGATTTTAAATCTACGCTCAGAATTCAATTGTTTCTGAGCGTTGTGCGCATTCAATATCGACGTTTTCTCAAACGATTTAAGCGGTCTTTCAAAAAAGTTTTTAGAATCAAGCAGAAGTTGCATTTCCGCTTCGCGTATTTTGGTCTCGGGACTAGCATTTCCAAGATTTTCATATCCGATTTCATCTCTTAACCTTTGTTTTAAATAACGTCCAATCGGCCATTGTTTTCCATCGTGCGTAATGGTAGACGGAACATCAAGCATTTTAGCAATTAACTCTGCCCCTTGTTTAGTTTCAAGGTCTCTCGCAATTTTTGCGACGGCTCCGGCACCGATACCGGGCTTTCGGGACATACGGGCAAATTCAGGGTATCTACCGCACAATCTCGCATCATCTTTACTAGTGAGTTTCTTGACTGTATAACTGGCAATATACTGCGATGAATCTTTTGTAATTGTTCCGGAGTGAATATGTCCGAAATTCCAAGATTTTCCAATTGCCGCATCTTCATAAGGTATTCCAAACGCTGCAAGATGGTAGTGAGGTCTTTGGCTTTTATCGCCATATTCTCCAACTGCATAATAACGGATTGCTTGTCCATAATTTTTCCTTAAACGTTTAATATAATCGGTTAAATGTTTCGGTACAAGGGTACCATTCTCAGGAAGATTCTCAGGCGAATAAGTTAAAGTAATAAATGCATTATCTGTATGCATTAAAGACTCTAACAAAATGCGGTGTGTCCACAAGCGGCGTTTATTAATCCGACAGAATAGACATTGACCGCATCCATAAGCCTGATTACCTTTCCAATACGGCTTTTTACACAACATTAAAAACGGTAGCCAATGCGAATGCCACGAACGCGACGGCGGCGACCAGCAAATCCACGACGACCACGAAAACTACGAAAACGACGACGGCGGAAGGCCATAATAAACTCCTATTTTATACAATGTATATTATGAATAATCATACTCACTAACGATAACCGGCCGGAAGCTTAACGGCTTCCCATCCAGAAAAACCGCGTTGCCAGCGATATCCGGGCGGCAATTTATAATCCGGTTTACCTCCTTTCGACTTTATAAAATCAGAAACAGACTCAAGACCACGGCTAAGATAATGAGAACCCAGTAC